TGTCGTTTAGTTTTTTACTAAACCCAAACTTATATGTGATGTCAGATTGTTCATAGATAGGATCAAAACTATCTCTAAATCTAACTCCTGTTTTGAAACTCCATGTATCTGTTAACTTAAATTTAACACCTGGCTCTGCATGCCAATATCCATGGTCTTTATTTCTTTCAAACTTTCTACCTGCACCAGCTCTTAAATAAAACATATCTAAGGATCCAATCAAAGCAAACTCTGCTCTTTGATCATTACTAGTACTATTATCTTTAATCTTTGTTCTTGTTTTTATTTCTGCAGCAAAGAAATCATTCAACTTCCTTCCTACAGTAAGTCCATATTCTTTTGCATCTTTACCACCATTTAATCCATCTTGAATACCCATACCTAATCCAATATAAGTATCCTTTGCTGATAATGGAAACGATAAAAGTAAAAATATTATTAAAATTATTCTCATGCAAATATTTAGATCAGTGTTGAGTCATGGTCATAAAAACTTCATATTTCTCTTGTCGTCTGTGAAGTTCTTTCATAACCCTCTTCCAATATGTTCTCATATCATTATCCTTTGTTAATGAATGAGCTCTTATTGCATTGTTGATTAGTCTTGTGTAATGATTATGCCCCAGCGTTTGAAATCTGTGCTGCGATCTGTTCGTCTTCAAAATGTGCATGATATTCCTCTAGTTTACTTAATAGGGTTGGTACATAAGGATATATTGTATCCTCAAATACTAATGGTTCACTATCTTCTACAGCCATACAAATAACTATGTTAGGTATATGAATAGTTGTAACATATTCAAACATTAAACTATATGCTGTTGCCTGTACAAAATAATCTTGGATCCATTCTTTCTTTTTAGGTTTTCTACTCGTCTTAAAATCTACTATACTATCTTTACCATTCCATTTACATACACAGTCAACTCTTCCAGCTGCTTTTAACTTATCACTGTACAATGGAACTTCTTGATGATATACTAATTCAACATTCTTGTCTAGTATAGGTTTGATAGTTCTAAACATAGCCAGGTTAGAAGGCATATGTTTTAATGTATACTCTTTGTTGTTTAGATAGTCTTCACATATCTGATGTACTGCTGTACCTCTTCTACTACTTTGTGTTGAGATCTTATTGGCTTCTTCTTCACCAACTTTCTTTCTCCACTCTTGAATACTTTCTCTTTTAAACCAACCTAGTATTGTAGTTATGCTTGGCAAAGACATTCCGGAAGGAGATTCATACATTCTCCTTCCATCAATGTTCTTTGAAGTTAGTTTTTTAAAGTCAAATAACTTCTTATGTTTAAACGATCCCATAATTTAATTTACTTATAATATATTCTTTGACAAAAGCACTTCTTACAATATCATCTTGATCAAATTCTATACCACTCATACCTTTCATACTTTTTATTACATTCATAAATCTTCTCAATCCACTTCTGTCTTCTTCTTTTTGTAAATCACTTTGTCTAAAGTCTCCACAAAATATTATTTTACAATTCCTTCCAAGTCGTGTTATAATAGTATCCAATTCATGGAATGTCATATTTTGACATTCGTCTACTAATACTACATTATTTTCGATTGTATGTCCACGAATAAATGAAGTAGATGTAAATTTTATCATACCTTTTAGTTTAAGTAATTCATAAGCGTCACCTCTTCCAAACAATTCATTACAGATGCTTGTATATGGTCCTTCATATACTTTGCTTTTCTGTGCTTGATTGCCAGGTAAGAAACCCATGTCTCTTGTTGGTACTACACTTCTTATAATTGTTAATTGATCGTATGCTCCTTTCAATATATCTTCTAATGCTAGATAAATTGATAGGAATGTTTTTCCTGTTCCTGCTACACCATGACATAATATATTTTGTCCACGTTTGTATTCGTTCCATACTCTCGATTGGTTTTTTGTTTTTGGATGAAATGTTTTTAATTGTAGAGAATGGTTTTGATGATTGTGTATCTTTGCTTGCTTTTTTAATAATTTTCTCTCTCTCCTAGATAATTGATTGTTGAAATTTTGACTATACGCTAGAACGGGTTGATGCATGTTTAATCCTTTTCTTATGCTTTTTGATTGCTTGTTGAGTTTTAACTTGTTTAGCGGTACGTCTAGTATGGCGGTGTGCAAGTGCGCTCGTTGGATGAGCTTCAGATATCTTGCTTAGGACTTCATTGAATCCGCCATCAGTTTTTATACCACCGACTCCACTAACAATGTTAGGTACAGTAGGAACTTGCATCACATCAGGATTGTCTTTTAGGTATTGTTCTCTTTCAGACATTGAAAGAAACTCTTCATACACTTTATTTGTTTTAGTATTCTTAAAAATATATATCGGCATTAATTAGCTATATTTTCCTGTGCTACCTTCATCTCCGGATCAAAGTTTTCATAATACATTCCGGTCACATTGTTACTGTTAATAGTATGTATTTTTCTTTGACTTCTAGGAAGCACAAATTTAAAGTTTATATTAGGATTTTTTTGAGCAATATATGTCATATATAAACATCTATTGATGTTGTCATTATAACTTGCTCTGGTCTCGGGACCATATCCATTCGATCCTTCATATATGTTATCGGTACTATATTTTGCATCATCTATAATAAAGTCAAATCCAAACATATACAAAGTAGTAAATTTCATCTTGATAGCTTCCAGCATAGCATTCATACCAGCATTGCTTCTTGGTCTTCCTGGATTACATTCTGCTGGTTCAAACTGTTCATGAAAAGGTGGTTCTATAAATCTATCTTTTGGAAAATCACTTGCTTTTATTTCCTCAATTAGTTTAGGATCTATAGCAACAAGATAATCAGGTATAATATAATCAGGTTTATAATCTCTATACAAAGCGTTACAACCAAATGTACAACCTTGTCCTATAAGTCTATCTACTTCTAAGAACTCTCTTGACTTACCATTACCAATTATAAATGCAGGTTCATATTGCCAACCTGTATATTCTGTTTTAAGATTATTCATGACCCCACATATTGATATCACACCAAGAGTCTATCTCAATGCAATTAAGTATTTTCTTTTTAGCTTCTTCAACAGATCTAGCTACTACTTCAGCAGTACCAAAATTATTATCAAATGTCCAATGTATATCAGTAGACTTACCTTCCATCTTTATTTCATCTGGAATGATAAATGTCAGAGTCCATTTCTTTGGCTCTGGAAATTTGATAACATTATCCATTGACTTGTTCATGTATGCAGTTAGGTCCGTGTATATGTTCTATGGAATATCTTTCTCTATCCATATCAGCAGGTGATTTCCAAGTAGGTGTGCAACCTGTTATTACTAATATTGCAAACATTATCAATAATATTAAAACACAAACTCTATCTCTATCCATCTATCCTCCTATCACTAAAAAAAGGGTTAACCAAATCATCACAAGTATGAAAACTATTTGTGCCCATACTATGTAATGCATTATCTAAAAGCCTTTGCTATATCTGGGAATGCTTTCTTAGCAACATGACGAGACATACCTGGATAAGGTATCTCACCTTTACGAATAGCTAAGATAAGTTTAGCATCATCTGGATCCATACTCTCTAACCATTCAATAAAATTCATTTCTCTTTTAGTTTTACTCATGTCAGGATACCCACCACCTTCAACATAGATCCTTAAACGGTTATATGTTGACTTCAAAACATTTTGTAAGTCTTGTTCTGGTGTTGTTGGTCTGTAAGGAGGGTCACTATCTGGTATCAACCACTTGACTTCCTTTGCATATGTAAAATAGACAACAGCTTTGAGAGCTTTTGTATCGTTATCTTTCAGATACTTTGCTCTTGCAGCCACATCTTTGAAGGTTCCTGCCTTCTTTAGCACTTCTGCTACACTTAGATTCATCAAAAATCTCCTATATGTTCGATTAAGTTTCGAAATTTATTTTGTATAAAGTAATTTAGTAGTTTATCTCTTCGATTATACTCGTATGTATCGTATTGGTCAACAATTTTTTGCTTAATATCTGTTGGAGTATGCGATAAATCAACGATTTGCTCGTTTCTTTTCCATCCTCTCATCATTTTTTCATCACAAAACTCGGTTGGATCCAAAGTTTTCCATGCTTCTAGCTTAGTTTTTAGTATTTTCTTGCTTCTTTTGTCGGTTACAAACGTATCATCATCAGATAAAAAGTTAGGAATGCCGTCTCCTCGGTCACCTTTCATGATATGTTCCTTTAAATACTGTGAAGGATCGTCACAAGTAAGGTTTTTTTTCTGAGTTGGTGAATATTGTTCGACATTTGGGTTCTTTTGTAGTTGTAAAAAGTCTTTATCGCTTGATACTATCATTATTTTTTCATTACTATTATAATGATTAGCTATCGCACCAATAATATCATCAGCTTCTGCTTGGTCAACTCTAATAACTGCATATGGAAATTGTTTAACTAAGTCATCTGTTAGAGAATTTATAACTTCAAAGATACCATTCCAATCA